CATAAACATGTCCAGGTATAGTAATACTGGGATTAATTCAAAAATAATTAAGCAATAAATATGGCAGAGTCTGGCATTAAAAGTTATTTTCCAAGTCAAGCGGTTAGTGATGCTGAAAAGCTAAGTCACGACTATGGTTTAAAGGTAGGTAAAGCAATAGAAACGGAGTGGTTTAATAACGATAGAAGTTTAAATAAATATACAAACAATTTTAATAACTTCCATAGTCTTAGGTTATACGCTAGGGGAGAACAGTCTATACAGAAATATAAGGATGAGTTATCTATTAATGGTGATTTGTCCTATTTAAATTTAGACTGGAAACCAGTTCCAATTATCTCTAAATTTGTAGATATTGTTGTTAATGGTATTGCTGAAAGAACTTATGATATAAAAGCTTTCTCTCAATCGCCCAATGGTGTGGAAAAAAGAACTAAGTATATGGAGGCGGTGATGAAAGATATGAAAATGCAAGAATTCCACCAAGAAGTGAACGACAAGTATGGGATAGACATGAAGCAGTCGGAGATTCAAGAGTTGCCGAGTTCGGAAGAGGAGTTAGGTATACATATGCAATTAACATATAAGCAGGCCGTAGAACTAGCAGAGGAACAAGCGTTAAATGTATTGTTTCAAGGTAATAAGTATGAATTAACAAAGAAAAGATTTTATTATGACCTCACTGTACTTGGTATTGGAGCTGTAAAAACAGGTTTTAACACTTCTGAAGGTGTTGTTATAGACTATGTAGATCCAGCTAATCTCGTTTATTCTTATACGGATTCTCCTTATTTTGATGACGTATATTATGTCGGGGAAGTTAAATCTATTCCGATCAATGAATTAGCAAAACAATTCCCTCATTTAACAGAAAGTGATCTAGAGGATATATTAAAAAACAAATCTCAAAATAGAAACAGTTATAACACTAGGTATTCCATAGATAAAGAAGACGAAAATACTATTCAAGTTTTATATTTTAATTATAAAACCTATATGAATGAAGTTTACAAGGTAAAACAAACTGGAAGTGGCGCTGATAAAATTATACCTAAAGATGATTCTTTTAATCCACCAGGAGACATGGAGGGTGGATACAGTAGATTATTGAGATCTATAGAATGCCTATACGAGGGAGCTATGATTTTGGGTACTGATAAATTACTTAAATGGGAAATGGCTAAAAACATGATGCGTCCTAAAAGTGATTTTACTAAAGTAAAAATGAACTACGCTATTGTAGCGCCAAGAATGTATGATGGGAAAATCGATTCATTAGTAAAAAGAATTACTGGTTTTGCTGATATGATCCAGTTAACACATTTAAAACTCCAGCAAGTACTGTCAAGAATGGTTCCAGATGGTGTTTATTTAGATGCTGACGGTTTAGCTGAGGTTGATTTAGGTAACGGAACAAATTACAATCCTCAAGAAGCTTTAAACATGTTCTTCCAAACTGGTTCCGTGATAGGAAGAAGTTTTACATCAGAAGGGGATATGAACCCCGGTAAAGTACCGATTCAAGAAATCACGTCTGGATCTGGTGGTAATAAAATGCAGGCTCTTATAGGTAATTATAATTATTATTTACAAATGATAAGGGATGTAACTGGATTAAACGAGGCTAGAGATGGAAGTACGCCTGATAAAAATGCTTTAGTTGGTGTCCAAAAACTTGCGGCCGCTAATAGCAACACCGCTACTAGACATATATTACAAGCTGGGTTGTATCTAACTGCTGAAACCGCAGAGTGTTTATCACTAAGAATATCAGATATACTAGAGTATTCACCAACTAAAGACGCTTTTATACAAGCTATAGGTTCTCACAACGTAGCTACACTAGATGAAATGCAAGAGCTACATCTTTATGATTTTGGTATATTTTTAGAATTAATGCCTGACGAGGAAGAGAAAGCTAGATTAGAAAATAATATTCAAATGGCACTTCAGCAGCAAAGTGTAGAGTTGGAGGATGCTATTGATATAAGAGAAATACGTAATATTAAATTAGCAAATCAATTACTTAAAATACGTAGAAAGAAAAAAGAAGAAAAAGATAGAAAATTACAGTTAGAAAATATACAAGCCCAAACCCAATCAAACGCTCAAGCAGCACAAGCGGCTGCACAGGCAGAGGTTCAAAAAAATCAAGCAATAACGCAAAATCAAGCTCAATTAGAGCAAATAAAAGGTCAAATAGAATCTCAAAAAATGACTCAAGAAGTTGCTATGAAGAAAGAATTGATGGAATTAGAGTTTCAATATAACATGCAGTTAAAGGGAATAGAAGTGAATGGGATGAAAGAAAGGGAAGTGGCTAAAGAAGATAGGAAAGATGCAAGGACAAAAATTCAAGCGTCTCAACAAAGTGAAATGATTGAACAAAGAAAAAGTGGAAAACCACCTAAAAATTTCGAATCCTCAGGTAATGATATACTAGAAGGAGGGTTTGATCTTAGTCAATTTGGACCTAGATAAAGTTTATTAATTATTATTATATTATATTATGGAAGAAAAAAATGAAAACGTAGTTGAAGAAACTACACAAGACCAGGTAGAACAAACACCTGTAGAGGAAACGTCTCAAGTAGACGAATCAAAGTTTGAATCTGCTGGTGATGATAGTGTTGTAAAGGTAGATTTAAGTAAACCACCAAAGCCAGAAGAAAATGAAACTAAAGAAGATAACGCTGACGACAGCGGAGTGGTTGCAGAGTCTGAAAACACCGAGCCCACACAAGAACAAGAAGAAGTACAATCGGAAGGAGAAACACAAGAAACTCCAGTATTAGAAGAAATCACTGAGGAAAACGTTGAGACAGCTGAAGAGCAGGTTGAAGAAGCTATAGCAGAAGCTGAGTCTACTGGAAAACCATTACCAGAGAACATCCAAAAGTTAATGGACTTTATGGAAGAGACTGGTGGAGATTTAAGCGACTATGTCAAACTCAACCAAGATTATAGTAAACTTGATGACAACACTTTGTTAAAAGAATATTATAGTCAAACTAAACCTCATTTAGATGCAGAAGAAATTAACTTCCTTATGGAAGATTCGTTCTCTTATGATGAAGAAATAGATGATGATAGAGATGTACGAAGAAAGAAATTAGCGCTAAAAGAGCAAGTTGCCAGCGCTAAAGCCCATCTGGACGGGCAAAAGTCCAAATACTATGAAGATATTAAAGCTGGATCAAAACTCACTACTGAGCAACAAAAGGCTGTAGATTTCTTTAATAGATATAACAAAGAATCAGAGGTAAATCAAAAAACAGTTAAGAGAAATTCTGATATTTTTACGCAAAAAACTAATCAAGTTTTTAATGACAAGTTCAAAGGTTTTGAATATAATGTCGGTGATAAAAAATATAGATTTAACGTTAACAATGCTGATGAGATTAAGAGTAACCAAAGTAATATAAACAATTTTACTAAAAAGTTTTTAGATAAAAATGCTGGTTTAAAAGATGCTAATGGTTATCATAAATCTTTATTTACAGCAATGAACGCTGACGCTGTTGCAAAACACTTTTATGAACAAGGTAAGGCTGACGCTTTAAAAACCAGTATTACTAAATCAAAAAATGTTAATATGAATCCAAGACAAAGTCACGGGCAAATTGAGGCAGGGGGAATGAAAGTTAAAGTATTAGGTGATAATTCTTCTGATTTTAAGTTTAAAATTAAAAACAAAAATAAATAACAATTTAAAATTTAAAAATTATGGCAATTTCAAATCCGGGTCCTGGTCATTCAGGAACCGCTGGTAGTTTAAATAGTGTACCTGCTTCACAAAGGGTATTACTATCTACAAACTACATAGATTTTACCGCAGACGGAAACGACTGGGGTCAACAATATGTACCAGATCTTATGGAAAAAGAAGCTGAGGTTTTCGGTAATAGAACAATTTCAGGATTTCTTGCTCAAGTAGGAGCTGAAGAAGCGATGTCTTCTGATCAAGTTATTTGGTCTGAACAAGGTCGTTTACATTTATCTTATATAGGTAAATATGATACTAATGAGTGTACGTTTACGGTTGTTACTGATATTGATGGTAATGCAATGACTACAACTCATGGTGTTAGAAAGAATGATATGGTAGTTGTTGCAACTGCTGAAGGTACAATAAAATGTTTAGTAACAAATGTTGCTAATGCGGTTATAACAGCTTTACCTTACGAGGTTGCAACTGTTGATGCTGCTACCGCTTTCTCTGATACAGGTGCTCCATCTGCTAGCAACGCTACGTTATTAGTTGTTGGTTCTGAATTCGGTAAAGGTAAACAAGGTCAAGGTGCTACTACAGCAACTGTTAATAATGGTTTTGGTTCTGTTAAACCAACTCATACTTCGTTTAACAACAAGCCAGTTATCATAAAAGATTACTATGAAATTTCTGGATCTGACGCTTCTCAAATCGGTTGGGTTGAGATTTCTGGTGAAGCTGGTCAAGCTGGTTACTTGTGGTATTTAAAAGCTGAAGGTGATACTAGAGCTCGTTTTTCTGATTATTTAGAAATGATGATGCTAGAGTCTGTTAAGGGTGTTGAAGGTAGTTCTACTGCTGATGGTACTGTAAACGGAGCTGCTAATACTTTCGGTACTGAAGGTTTATTTGCGGCTATTGAAACTAGAGGTAATATCACCACTGGTGTTACTGGTGTTAACGCTGCTACTGATTTAGCTGAGTTTGACGCTATTTTAGCTGAGTTTGATGCACAAGGTGCTATTGAGGAAAACATGATGTTTGTAAATAGAGCTACGTCTCTTGCTATTGATGACATGTTAGCTTCTATGAATTCTTACGGTGCTGGTGGTACTTCTTATGGGGTATTTGACAACTCAGAAGATATGGCATTAAATTTAGGTTTCTCTGGTTTCAGAAGAGGTTCTTATGACTTCTACAAATCTGACTTTAGATACTTAAACGACAAAGCTACAAGAGGAAGTATTAACTCAAGAGATGCTGTTGCTCCACTGAGAGGTGTTATAATTCCTGCTGGAGTATCTACTGTATATGATCAAACTTTAGGTAAAAACCTTAAGAGACCATTTTTACATGTTAGATATAGAGCTTCTCAAACTGAAAGCAGAAAAATGAAAACTTGGACTACAGGTTCTGTTGGAGCTGTAACATCTGACTTAGATGCGATGCAAGTTCATTATTTATCTGAAAGATGTTTAGTTGTACAAGGTGCTAACAATTTCATGTTAATGAAGTAAGCATATTATTTTAAAAGAACCGGGGCTTCGGCTCCGGTCCTTTTATTTTTATTAATTTTATTATATATTATATTATGGCAAAGAAAAAAGAAGTAAAAAAAGAAATAGTAACCGAAGAGGTTACTCAGGTTGTAGAACAACCAAAAGTTGAGAAAAAGGTCGTGGAAAAACCACTACCTAAAAAAGACACTTGGGAAATAAAAGATAGACAATATTTCTTAAGAAAAGGTAACAAACCATTATCTTACACTATTAAATCAGCAAATATTTATTGGTTTGATGAAGAAAAGCAATATGAAAGAGAGTTAAAATACTGTTCAAACCAAAAAACGTGTTTTGTTGATGAGATGAAAGGAGATCAAAGACTAGAGCACATAATCTTTAGAGCGGGGTTATTACAAGTACCGAGAGAAAAAGTGGTTTTACAAAAATTACTATCTCTATATCATCCTCATAAAAATAAACTTTACTATGAGTGGCAACCAGAAGTTGAAGCCGTAGGTGAGGTCGAGACTTTAGAGATGGAAATCAAAGCTTTAAATGCAGCTCAAAATCTAGATATTGACATGGCGGAAGCCGTAATGAGAGTTGAGATTGGTTCTAAAGTCAACGAGATGAGTTCTAAGGAACTTAAAAGAGATTTACTACTATATGCTAAGAGAAATCCAGCATTGTTCTTAGAGTTGGTGAATGATGAAAATGTTGTTTTAAGAAACTTTGGTATCAAAGCAACAGAGATGGGGATATTAAAACTATCTTCTGATCAAAGAACTTTTAGTTGGGGTTCTAACGATAGAAAACTAATGAATGTTCCATTTGACGAACACCCTTATTCAGCTTTAGCCGCTTGGTTTAAAACTGACGAAGGAATGGAGATTTACTCCAATATTGAAAAAAGATTAAATT